GTATATTGCTGTAGCTTATGGGTTTCTGATCCGCCTGTTGCCGATAAAGTGATTACTGTTCCTGCAATAGCGTTAGCTCGGGAGGTTGCTAATTTTATTGTATCGGCATCTATCTTAATCACATAGTAGACAGAGCCGTCAGTCAAATTCGTTAAACTTGTATTACCGTTATTGTCATAGACAACAGTATAGCCTGTGAGCCATCCATGTGCAGTAATGGTTATTGCATTACCTGCAATGGCATTCGAATCAAATGTCTTTGCCGTCTGGTATTCCTTGGTAAATCCTGTCATCAGGAAATCTTTTACCGTAGCCATGTATTTGGCTTGTGGTGCTGTTCCTGTTGTTGTTGTAATATTGGCAAACAAGGAAGAATTATCCAAGTCAAACTGTTGAATGGGATTTACATAATTTGTTGCAAAGATATTTGTTCCAAATTGTGTAAAGCTCCAATAAGTTCTATCGTTTTCTGTATCAAGCCCGTTATAGCCTGCCGCTATGGAAACATTCGACCAGGTTTGTGCTGATCCATATTTATATAGTTTTGCCTTATCACCTGCAAATAATGTTGTATCTGTTTTACCATTTTCATCAATGGCAAAGGAAGTGAACAGTCCTCTTGCCTCATTGGTAAGAGCATCACTTCTTGACGCAAAGTTCGGTAACGCCCTGTAGCCATCAGAGTTCGGTATGACATTATTCGCCTTTGTCGCCCCTCCACTCATGAACGGGTTGGCATCTGGAATATAATCGCCAAAAGGAATCATTACGCAGTTACATTAGTTTGTGGCCAACTTCTTGCTTTGGCAAATGCTCCCGATGGTGTCATTTGTAACGGGGAACCAGAATGTTTTTCTTTTGCATCGCCATCTTCCGCATTACGAACAGCCGTCTGATACATTTCTGCCCATACGGGTAATCGTTCATCGGCCATGATGAAAGGTTGTGCCTCTAACAGGCAACCATATAAATATAAATCAGGGTAATCTTTTAGAATTTCATTGGTAGCATTGGTTGAACTTAACGGCTGCACTTTCTTGTAGTAGCACATTTCTATTTCGCTGCTATCCGATGGTGTTGGTCCCAACATGATATTATCACCAAGAATGGTGTAGTAAATGGGACCTGCATTCCCCTGGCTGTTATAAATCCTGCTAATTTCATTAGGGGACATATACTGAATAAAATTTTTATTTCCTGAATTGAGTTGAATATAGACAAATTGCAGATAATCGCTGGGCAGAGGAATCTTATTGTTTCCTCCTGTTGCATTGGTTGTGGTAATGATAATGGTTGGTCTTAAACGCAGTTCTCTTGCGTGTCTTGCCTCTGTTAAATCAATAAAATCATCGAGATAGCTCGTTAAATCTGTTCTGTTCAGATAGTTGGCTACTGCTGTTTTTAAGTTTGAATACGAATCTAGTGCCATTATAAATTTCCTTGCCAAATACGAAACGCCCTGTTGTCAGGATCATTCATCCATTTCTTAAATCGTTTCTTGTCCTTGATAGCTCCGTGAGGGTGCATGATTCCTTTCTTGGACAGTTGCTGAACAACCACCAATGGAATACTTGCTGCGTGATACCAATCCTTTTTCTTGTTGTGAAACTCTCCCAAGTTATGCTTAATCTTGTTTTCTTCTAAAACAGGTTGAACATCTTGTGTGGTTTCTATGTGTATCTTACCCTCACCTTCATCACTATGAACAGTAGTTTGAGTAATCCCTGTATTCTCAATAGGTAATTTTTTACTCACTATTCAGACATCTCCGTTACTGATATTTGTCCTGCTCCTGTCGCATACGCTGAAATGGTATCAGAAGGACTGACTTTAATTGTTATATTGCCGTCAGCACTTAATAACATGCCATCTTTGCTTGCTGCGGTTCCCTCTACTTTGAAGTAACAATCAATAGTTGTTGAAATATTAACAACATTAATTTCCGCACTAATTGCAGTCGTTATTACACCAACTCCAGAATGGTCCTGAACAGTATATTTAATCGGTCTATAATAATATACTCTTGCCATGATTTTCCTTATCTGCGAATGATGTAACTTAAATCTGCTGTAGTTGAGGCAGTTTGTTCACCGTTACTTTTTAAGTTGATTGCATCTCCAGCCTCTAATTGTATGGTGCTGGCAATAGATAGTTCCACTCCAGTTTCATCGGCTGTAGCATCAGCTAAAGTTGCATCAACAGTTGTATCCGTGCCATTTTTCATAATGTCGAAAGTTGTCGTTGCATCAATAACTGTATGACAGTTAATCCAGATTGCTTTGAGTATTCCTCTATCAGGAATCACGCATACTGGGCTTTCGTTGTCTGCTGATTGAATGGCAGTCATGTTGCCACCCATAATAAAATAATCGTTTAAAGTTCTCATTTTTTCCTTTATCGTTCTGATCTTTTGATCTTCAATAAATAAGGGGCCTATAAAGGCCCCCTAGGTTTCCTTAACTTAACCTAAAATTAAGAAGATGTTAGGTCTGCAACAATACCTGATGCCGCTTCGTTGCGTGATACAAGACCACCTTCAACTAATAAGAGCATGTGAGTATTATCGCCAGTTTTTGCTAGTTCGTGAGTTTGGAAATTTCTCAAGAAATTGTAACCCCAGTATTCACTATCAAGAACAAATGCCGATCTATTCGACATGAACCTGTTAGGAACAACTGACATTTCTCCAAAATCTGAAACATAGACATCAACTGCCGCTATTACTGTTTTAGCAGGAACATCACGAATTGCCGTGCTGTTGCCTGTAAATGTAGAAAGTTGTTGCTTGTTGAACGCACCAACCATGATAACATCAGGGTTTCCGCCAGAATCATAAGCAGCTTTAATAACTGCTTTTAATTGTGATTCAGCGAAAGCTCTTTGTGTACCATTGGTACGACCATTAGTACCATCTCCTGCTGGAGCTGATCCGCCTGTTCCAACGCTTTCGTTAGTTGCAAGCCAACTCATCACTCCGCCAGTTCTTCTGGCTACGGAAGATGATCCTACCGCTTTGCCTGTGTTAGTGGCTGTGAGTGCAAATTCGACATCTCTCTTTAACTCCTTCGCATTTTTCGCAAGAAGATACGCTAATTCCGTAGTTCTTCCTGCTGCATCTACTGCATCATCCGTACCTGTTACGATAAAGTTTTTTGCAGAGATTTGCGTGTAGTTATTTAACTCGGTTGTAGCGGTTGTAGCTGTACCCGTATAATCATCACCTTCAATTTGTAGGTTATCTGCTGCCGCAGCAAGTGAATCAGTTAACCATTTGAATTGAGTATTATGGGCTTTGCCTTTACCGCTCATCGAGAAAAATGGAGTTTCAGTAGGAGAGATGTTGTAGATGATATTCGCTAAATCCTCACGGATTCCCGACATATCATAAGTATCAAAAGTTCCACCTGGTTGTGACATTTGATTTTCCTCCTATATGTTTATTTTTGTGAAGCCTCCAACCATGCTTTCATCGCATCTTTAGTCGCCTGGTTATTACCCCTGTTACTAAATTTGCGTTGTTGGTTTAAGGCCTTGTCCACTGATGTCATTTCCCCTTCATCTACACTATGAGATCGGCTCGTACTTGCAACCTTGGGAACCTTCCTCACTTTCTTTCCCTCTAACTTTGCTGTGCGTAATTGGTCCATTCGCATGGCATCATACGCCATCAGTACAGTTCGGTGGTCGGTAAGATTATTGAGTTCCTGGTGGCCAAAACCTTTGCTTTTCAAGAAATTCGTTAAGTCCCTTCTGGTTTTTTCCCCTTTAACGGGATCACCAAAAATGGGTGCCTTCTCTGCTAATAATTCTTGTTCCTTTAAGAGAACATTCTGAAGTTTTTGCTGATAGACTTCTTCGTTCTTACGCTTTTCTGTTTGTAGCTCGGTTTTTATTTTTGCTTGAGCGTCCCTCTGTTTTGATATTTGAGCTTGCCTGCGGACATACTCGGCTGGGTCATCATTGTAAATGCGATCCAATTCCGCCTCGTCCACTTTCGGCTCTACCATTTGAGATGAAAGTTCATTTAATCGGTGAACATATTTTTCTCTCTCTTGATTTGCCACATTCATCTGATCCATTATCTTCAATCGTTCGTCCTCAACGGATTTACGATCTTCGGATAATCTCGCAGATTTTTGTCGGTAATCAGAATCTTTGGAGTAACCCTTCATCAGTTCATCGAGGGTAACTTTATGGTTCTTGCCATTGACTTTGACATTGTAAAGTTCCTCGTCCTGGTGAGTATCGGTGTCCTCTGATACTAAATCCAAATCGTCAGGTTTTAATTCCTGTGAATCATCACTTTTCGTTTCTTCTGTAGGTGGTGATCCTTGCTCCTCGTTCCCCGTGGCTTTGGAATTATCCAAAAGGTTGACGAGAGCTTCTTCTGCTTGAAATTGATTCAATGCAGATTCCTTCGCAGGCGTGTCTGCCATTGTTCTCTCCTTTAATTTTAATTAAAATTAATGATACAAAGTATCTTTGTGCTCTTTAGATAACTGCTTGTTCGCCAATTTTCCTGTTTCCGCAACAGAAGTAATCTCGTTGACAATCATATCTAAAGCCTTTGAGAGTGTATAAAGCCACTCCCGTGCTTCCGAATCACGCATGGGCGAATTTTTCCATTCAAGGTCAATCGCCTGACGGATTCTTTTCACCGAATTGGTGAAAATCTCATCCTCTAAAAATCTTTTAGCCTGTATTCCTTTTGATTTTTCTTTGTCTAAACTCATTAGTAAGATTTACCTTATTTAGTTTTTATCATCTTTTAACTTAAAAATGCAGGTTTACTTCGTGCTCTTTCTTGGGCTTTAAATCGTGAAACACTGTCACCACCGCCTACTGATTTACCACTCTCTAATTTATCTTTTATAGCCCTTGTTGATTCTGCTGTTGATTTTGGTCCATAATCTTTTTTAGTATCTTTTTGTTTTGGTTGAGATTTAACTC